ATGCGCCACGCTGCCTTCAATCCGCCCGTAATAATAGGCCTGCGAGGCGGTAAAGCTTTCCCCTGCCAGGGCGCCGACAAACAGGCCGTTCAGCCGCGCGACCATGGCGGCGCGGTCATCCGGCGCGATGGGGTGCGACAATGGGCAAAGGATGCGCCAGCGTGGCGCGGCTTCCGTATGGCTGGGGCTGGTGTAAATGATGGCAGCGACATTGGCCCCGGCCAATATCTGCCTGGCCCGGTCCACCGTGATGCTTTCCCCATCGTAATCGGCCTCGACACCCGAGGCGGCGAGCATGTTGGCATTATGCCGAAGGCTGCCATGGGATGTGCGCTGGTTGCCGAAGCTGGCCAGCTTAATCCACGGCAGGGCGGCTTTTTCGCGCGCCGTGGTGTCAGTCAGGCGCGGGATCAGCGCGCGCAATGAAACTTCTTCCTCGCGCTTTGTGGATGCGGAGAAATCGCGGAAGAAGGTCACACGCAGCGGCAGGTCTAAGGCCGATTGCGGCGGCGGTTGTGACTGCCGGCGCGACGCCATGTAATCTCGAAATGACATATCGCCGCTCATGTCTCGATGTTCCGCACCGAACCCGTGAGGCGCGCTTGCTGGCCCAAAAGGCTTTCCACGTAGCCGCCGCAAATGGCTTCAATGAATTGGCGCCACTGGTTCGGGCTCCATGTGCTCATGTCCGGTCGGCCCAGGCTGTCTATAAACTCTCCGGCGCGGTCGCTTGCGGCTTCCATGGCTGCGCGCTCAAACTCATTCGGATCGGTCAAGGCTGTTCCCCTTTTGATTGTGATTTCCGCATCCGGCCAGGTGGCGCGTATGGCGCGCATCAGCGGATGATTGGCGACGCTCATGCAAAGCGCACCGCCGTGATTTCGGTGTATTGGCCGACTGGCCTGACCTGAATGGCGACGGGTTCCCTCAGATATTCCGTCATCTTGAGGGCATCTTCGACGGTCTTCGGAACCGGAATGTCCGCATGGCGACGCTTCCACCAGGCTTCAGCCTTCTGGCGCGCATAACCGGTATGCTCAAAGCAAACCCATTCGGAATAGGTCAGAAACCCGACGTCATAAATGACCCGCATTGAGGCTGGCTTGCCCGGCTTTTCGTGGCGGCGGTAAAGCACCGCATCCACGTCAACCCATTCCGCCTTTTGCTGAGTGCTTAGGATTGCGTTGGATGATGCGCGGGCTTCCACCTTTAGCGCGGGCGGCGGAAACTCAAACCCGCAAGACACACAGACCCGAACGCTGGCGTGATTGATGGTTTCGCATTCCGGGCAGGTTTTAACCAGCGCTTCACCGGGTTCTTCGCCCTTTTCCTTCCTGCGCCCATCCACCGTATCAATCGGCCCATGCCGCGCCGTATTGCCGGCGAAATCGAGCACCAAGCAATCATCCTTGCCGGGCGCCAAGCGCGTTCCGCGCCCCACCATTTGGACATAAAGGCCGACGCTCTTGGTAGGCCGCAGCAAGGCGATTAGGTCCGTGCCCGGCGCGTCAAAGCCGGTTGTGAGCACATTGGCATTGGTGACGCAGCGCAGCCTTCCGGCCTTGAATGCAGCCAGAATGCCATCGCGTTCACCGGATGGCGTATCGCCCGTGACGGTTTCGGCAGTGATGCCATGCTCCCGGATGGCGTCCCGGACATGGCGCGCATGGGCAACGCCTGCGCAGAATACCAACCAAGATCCCCGGCCTTCGCCTGCCTTGACGATTTCGGCGACTGCCGCCTTGGTTACGTCATCGCGGTCCACCGCGGCTTCTAGCTGTCCGGCGATAAATTCCCCGCCGCGCGTGCCGACGCCCGAAACGTCAAGCTGCATCGCCGTGCGCTTAGGCACCACGGGCGATAGGTAGCCTTCCTGTATCATCCTCAAAACGGGCACTTCATAGGCAATATCGGTGAACAGCCGGTCCTTGCCTTCGTGGAGCATGCCGCTATCCAGGCGGTATGGCGTGGCGGTGAAGCCGACCACCTTCAGCATGCCGCCATTGACCCGGTCCAATTCGGCCAGGAAAGAGCGATACATGCCGCTGTCATTGCGGCCTAAGAGGTGCGCTTCGTCTATGATAACCAGATCGCAGCGCTGGACGCGCGCCGCGTGTTTGTGAATGGATTGGATGCCTGCAAACAGGATTTGAGCGCGAATATCCCGGCGAGATAGCCCGGCGGAGTAGATACCCGCCGGCGCTTCAGGCCACACCCGAAGCAGCGCCATGAAGTTTTGCTGGATCAATTCCTTGACGTGCGTGAGCATCAAGATGCGCGTTTCGGGGTAGCTGGCGACGGCTCCCCGCACGAAACCGGCGATAACGACGCTTTTTCCTGTGCCGGTTGGCATCACAACAAGCGGGTTGCCGGTGTTGCAGCCGAAATAGTCATAGAGCGCATCAATGGCGCCGCGTTGATAGGGGCGGAGTTCCATCATGGAGACACTCTCCGCGCTAAAGCGGCGTCCACATCACGCTTAAACACGACGAGTTTGCCGCTGGCGGCAAAAATTTGAACAAACTGCCTCTCGGTGGCGCCCTCGCCTTGATATGCGTCGACAAACAGAAATTCGCTTCTGTTGCGCTCCATCTGCCGCAACACAGCCGGATATTCGTCCGCGACAGTGGGCTTAATCTCGACGCGCAGTGCGCCTAATTCCTTTTCGTGCGTGTCAGCATAGGCAGCCGACGAGGGAAGCCCGGTCTTTGTATCTGACCAACTTGGTATCTTGGCCAGAAGCATGATGTGGACATCCGCGTTATCGCGCTCAAACGTCGGGACACACCTATAGAGAATCGGTGCAGCCTGAATCTCGGCGGCAAGCCGCTCAACATGCAGGGCGTGTCCGCCGCCCCACTTCTTGATCTCAGAAGCCGCTTCGAGAAGGTAAGTAACGGTGCTCGTTTTTTCTTGCTCAGCAAACCAGCGATATTTCGCCGCGCGTTCATCAGCGCCGACGTGAATAAATGCCCGACAATAACCATCGTCCAAAAACAGGGCTTGAAGCCGGTTGTGGACCGGCGTCCTACTCATGGCATCTGCGTCGCGGTGCTTCACCAAGTGCGCGAAACGCTCTCGGAACCACGGCTGCGCTTCCAGCCACGCCATATAATTGGCGTCGGCAAGCATATCCTCGATGGGCTGGCCTTTATATTTGCCGAAAGGCACAAGGTCGCTCATCCCGCCACCCCATCGCGCCATTCGGTGCCATCTGGCAGGCGGTAACTCACCCAATCCTCGCCAGCGTCCACCTGTTCGCCATGCACCAGCGCCGGGATGTAAAGATGCGCCGCGCAGCCTTGTTCCTGCGCCTGCCGCGTCAAAGGCACGTCATGCCGCGCGCAATGCCAGGCGCCTTCCATGACTGGCGACGAATGAAGGCAGGAACGGCAATGGCGCTCGGGCAGCGCATCGCCATGGCAAGCGGCGGCATGGTCGCAAAAGCGGCATTGCCACCAAGCCGGGTCATTACTGACGCGCGAAGGCGGAACAGGGCTGGCAATGATGCGCTCGGCCTTGGCCATCAAGCGCAGCGCGGCCTCGGCGTCATAATGCAACCGCTCTTGATACAATTCGTCGGTGTCTTTGTTCACCGCAAGGTAAAAGGCGCGCTCGATGCCGGCCAAGTGCATATAGACCTGCATCTGCGCCGCGTGCATCGGCTTTGCCTTGGCGACGCCATCCTTCAGTAGCGCGGCGAAGGACTTCGCCGAATGCGTCTTAAACTCACAAACATGCCAAGCCTTCGGCGCTTCTGGAAAACCAATCGCCACCGCGTCCATGCTGCCGCCGAAATGCCCGCCGGCGTCCCGGAGGTTCCATTGCCCGCCGCTTTCCGGGTCAGCATCCATCACCGTCACGCCGACGCGGCGCAGGTTGGCGACAAAGCGCGCTTCGGCTAGGTGGCCGGTTTCAAACAAGCGCAGCATGCGGCCCACGTGCCGCGCGCGCGTTGTCCAGCGCCATGAATACCAAATGGCGCGCTCACACTCTGCGCCGATCAATGAGGCACCCAGGTGCTGGCGATAGCCGCTTTCCTGCGCCGCTTCATAGGCGGCATAGATGGCGGATACTGTAGGGGTTGCAGGCGGTGGTAGCTGCGCCATAGGGTGCGGGGCCTTTCGGGTGCATTTGCTGCCTGGATGGTGGAAGCCCCCGCGCGACTGGCCTGAGAAACGAGGCGCGCGGGGGCGGCTTTGCTAGGCGCTACGCCGCCAAGGCGGCGTGCTGCTGGCAGGCTTCGCAGCCGGTGGCGGCGCGGCTTGCGCGGGCGCCTGGCGCGCTGGCGTTGCGGCCTTGGGCGCCGGCCCGCTCACGGGCTCATAGCCGCCCACGATATTGCGATACCGCCGCTCTTCGACCGGTAGGTGAGCATCGCGGCTGTCTGGTTCCACCTTCACCGTGACCAGTAGCGCGCGCCCATGCAGTTCTTCGCTGTCACGCACCTGCATCTTGTTGACCGCGTGGCAGATGGCCGAGAGCGTCCGATGCGCGATTTCTTGTGCTTTCGGGTTGGCGTTCACGATGTTCAGTTGATCCCAAAGGCGCCGGCGCTGATGCTCGCCTTCCAGCACTTCCATGGTGAGTTTCAGCATGCGCCCACCCTTTTGCGTATCAACGATTTCGCTTTCGATGATCTGCGCCACGTATTTGCCGGGCGGGAGCGGTTCGCCGCGCGGTTGGGCGGGGTCAACGGTGGAGGCGTCAAAGGTATCGTCGAGGAATGCCATTGCGGCTTACTCCTGATTTGCGGTTTCGGAATAATAGGGAATGCCGGCGGCAAGCATGTTCCAATCAAGGTCAATGCTGTCGTCCAGGCCGAAGCGGTTTTTGGCGAGGAATGCCGGGCGCTCGGTGGTGTAAAGGCGCCGTTCACCGGCACCCACGCCCCGCACCGCTTTCCCTTTCAAGCCCTGGTCAGTTTTGACGGTGCTGACGCGGTAATTGGCGAACAGCACGGCGTCCACATGCTCCTGGCAGATTGCCGCGGCGCCCTTGTGCAGCTTGATTTGATAGCGGTCATACGGTTCGGTTTCCGGGCTTTCAAACCGCTTGATTTCGCAATGGGCAAGGAAAATGATGCCCATGCCGCGTTCATCCCGAAGGGCGTTGAAGCCATCCAGCACAAGGCGCCATTGATCGTTTGCCGCGACGTAGCCTTTGCCGTAGCCAGCGTCTTCAATCTTGGCCCATTTATTGGCCCGGCAGACCTCCGCCCAAATCAGCGGTTCCAACCAATCCAGGCTATCCACGACCACCGTGCGGAAATCATGCGGTTCTTCCAGCAATGAAGCCATGGCTTCCATCACCTGGTCATAGGTGCGCAAAAGGCCGAAGGTGGGGCAATTCACTTCGCTGTCTTCGGTTTGCAGGAAGACTGGCGCCGGCGCTTGCTGGCCAAGGGTTGTTTTGCCGATGCCGCTGGTGCCATAGACAAGCAGGCGCGGCGGCTTGCGGTCGCTCGACCGCTTCAAGGATGCAAGGGAGATTGCCATTATGCGGCCCTCCGCTTTGCCGGTTGGACTTTGTAGGTTGGCTTGCCCGTGCTGACGGTACGGGCGCCTTC